GATTAATACCGGGGATTACAATTTCATCACTTAACGTGCTTGCACCTGATCCATCAGGATTATACTTGCTGGCATCCTCTTGAGTGGCGTTACTCCCCGCTATATTTATAAGGTCTTGAGGGTTCACTTTTGGTTCAAAAAACTGTCTTGTCGCTGAATCAGAATAAATAGGTTCGGGCAGCAGGTTAGATTGATCGTCAGAGACCAGTTGTAATGGAACTTCATCTGCCTCGTTTTGACTGACCATGTTTTCTAGTTCAAGCAGTCTCGCGCTGGCCTGATCTATGAACCTATCTCTAGGGCTTTCGCCAGGTTCTGTCCTTATGCCTCGCTTAGTGGATATCGACGCCGGAGACATAAATTCAGGGAAGTCTTCACCAAGTGATTGTAATATCAACTCATCTCTAGATAATGATTCAGGATCTGGCCTCGCACCACGTCTGGTAGAAAGTGTGGGTCTTTGATAGTCGTAAAGACTTGCAGCCACCTCCTCCATCGTTTTCCCACCATCAAACATTTCCACAACGCCTCCATCGTACATACCCATAGGAGGCTGTTGCATCGGCATCTGTGGCGGCATAGCCTGCTGCATACCTTGTGGCGGCATACCTTGTGGCGGCATAGGTGGCCCACCAGCAAGCGCCTGCATCTCAGGCTGCGGGGCACCCATAGAAGCGATACCCTGCTGCATCACCTGATCCTTTACAGTGCCTTGATTCTCTTGTCGTTTCTGGAACCGTTGACGCATATCACCACGCCGCTGTATCTCAGATACGACCAAGAACTGTGGGATTTGTCCTGTAGGCTGCTGAGCTTCCTTCTGCAACGCTTGATCAGGCAAGCCTTTAACCATGTCTTCGATTTCTAATATGTTCACTATCAGCCTCTCATAGCGTTATACAGACCTACACCGCCGATACCAGCACCAAGCAACTGTTGTGTATCGCTTGGGCCACCGAATGTAGCTCTTGATGTGCCTGGTGTAACAGGTAGTCCCTGAAGCATCTGGTTAAAGAATGCAAGCTGCTCTCTTGGGAATGCTTGTTGTCGCAAGAAGTCTTGGTATCCCAAGTCGAGACCACGCTGTTGAGAGCCTCTTCTGATCTCGCCAGCCGCTTGCAAGTTACGCAACCGCTCGAAAGCCATACGCTGCTCATCAGTACCTAACTGACCAAGGAGCCTTGATGCATCAAGCTGTTGTCCTCTTGTCGCACGATCAGCATCCATACCAGCAAACCCAAGACGGGCGCGTGTCTCTGCAAGCTGGGCGTTCTCTGCTCTTGCTCGCATACGAGCTTCATTCTCAGCCTGATTAACACGCTCTTGAATCTCTTGTGCGTTAAGACCAAGCCTTGCAGCTTCTTGTCTAGCACCCTCTTGAGCTTGGAATACGGCACGGTTTTCTTGCTGCTGTGCCAAACGCATCTGTTCGTTCTGGCTGAACTGATCCTGCTGGAACCGCTCTTGTGCTTGCCTTGCAGCGTCTTCCTGCTGTTGTGCAGTCATCCCCATCTCGGCAGCACGTTGTCTTGCTTGCTCTGATGCTTGGAACGCCTGCTGCTGGAACTGCTCGCGTTGTGCAGCAACATCAGCGGTCTGACCAAATGCAGACTGACGGAACTGTTCCTGAGCTTGTCGGGCTGCATCAGCTTGTTGCTGGGCGGTCATGCCCATTTCAGCGGCACGTTGCTTCGCTTGTTCACCTGCCTGATAAGCCGACTGGCTGAACGCCTCACGTTGCTGCTGAGCCTGATCTAGCTGACCAGCAGCAGTCAAACCATATTGAGCTTCTTGCAGTCTCGCTGCACGGTCAGCCTCAAATGCTTGTTGTGCTTGATCAAACGCTGCTTGACCACCTCGAGTTTGTATGTCGGCAAGCTGCTGACCCAAGTTGCGCTCTCGTTCTGACTGCATGATCGCTTCACGATAACCACCAAGACCACCCGCTTGTGCTGCTGTTTGTGATATATCGGCAGCTTGTACGTCAGACTGGCGTTGAGCTTCTCGTTTTTCTATGTCCGTCACCAACTGCTGGTACGGGTTCATATAAGATTCTAGTGTTGCAGGATCAGCGATGGTGCCTGCTTGAAAGCCCGACCCTAAGTCCATCTCACCTGTGTATTGAGACTGTATGTCTCTAGCTTGATACCCAGGATCAAACGTGCCTGCTTGATAGCCACTTTCTAGTGGCCCCATATCAAAGCCTGACTGACGCTCTCTAGCCTGATAACCAGGATCAAAGGTTCCGGCCTGATACCCAACATCACGTTGACCAGCGTTATACCCTTGGCCTAAAAATCCTGCGTCATAACCTGCGCCAATATCACCCGCCTGATATCCTGAGTACTGCATTGGAGGTCTAAAGCCCCTAGCGATATCCATACCCATGCCGACATCTTGAAAGCCCACATTAGCGGCAATGTTCGATGCGTCAGTGATCTGTTGTGGAGTACCTGCCTGAGCCATCTCAGCCATACCTTGCATGCCGTACTGCTCAAAGGGATCGAACTCAGCGATACGCTGACCAGGAAACGACTCATAAGGTCGAGTTGATTCGTATACGGTTCTACCTAGCAGTTCCTTAAAAAATGGTTCTGCATACTCAGGAAGATTTGTTTGTGTTACTACGCTCTCTTGAACGCCACCGCCGCCGCCACCTTTACTCATCGTCAAAACTCCTTTCGTAGACCACATACGACCTAGAAAAACCATCTTGCTCAAGCCACTTCCAGAAACCCATTCGGGCCGTAGCTTCTATACCTGAGCAACCGTTATCTTTACCCCAATCCTTAAATCTTTCCAGCATATCCCAGACCCAATCATTGAATCTGTCACCGCCTAGAAACTGCACAACAACCATTCGCTTCTCTGGATACTGAATGATCTCAGTGGTGCCAACACCATCTATGCTGTGATCTTCATCGAATGCAACCCACAACTGCTGGTTGCCGTTCAGAATCGACGCATACAAGAACTCCATGTTCCATCGACCTTGAGACCTCTTCACCGCTCTAGCCAACTGATCCCTGACATCAGGCCAAAGGCTGTTTAGGTAGTTGGTGGGCACCATTGTAATGGTATGAGTTATCTCTCTAGGCAAGTCTTTCCGAGAAACCTTTGGCTCTCTAGAAATGTCTTCTATTCTGCTTGCGTCAAACTCTAGTAGGCTGCTCATGCTGGCAATGCACCTCCGGCTTTAGCACCCAACGGTGCAGGTTGTTGCATGGTTCCTGTTCGATCTTGGCGAACACGATCCATCATCCCCTCTAACTCTTGAACACCAGAGTTTGTATCGCCATCACCTATGCCAGAAACGACATCAGCAGGGACAATGAACTCACCAGGAGATACAGCCACAGGTTGTTGATCACCGATCATGCCAGGCACTTGATCATCCATACCTTTGCCTTCGCCTTGGATGACACCTTCTTTCTGTGAATTAGGTACAACAGACTCAAGCACCTGTGACCTAAGCATTTGGAATGCCTCAGAGCCGAACTCATCAATGAATCGGTTAATCACAACCTCTGCTTGCTCTTCAGGCAATCTGCCAAGAAGCGCCATAGATACTTGCTCAATGAGCATCATCGCAGCCGACTGATCCATCTGACCAGTGGTGTCACCACCTTCCTGCATGCCGTAAACATTCTCTTCTATTGAATCGTAATAATTGCCGTACTCACCAGCGTCATAAGCGTCAACAATCTTTTGAGCCTCTATTCGTTTTTTGCTCGCTCCCTTTTTAGGAGCGCGTCCTTCAAGAACTTTTTGTGCATCTTTAACTTCTTTTGGAACAGACCTACCACTAAAGCCACCAAAGCCACCACCCTTACCAACAGCGCCAATACCTTGCAGCAAGGCTGGATCTATTGTTTGGGTTGCAGCGGCACCGCCTGTAATCTTTTCTAAAGCAGCCGTCGATTCTTTTGGCGTTTTATCTCTAAAGTAACTGATCTCGGGTTGAAACCCAGGTCTAGTGCCGACAAGCTCTTCTGGCTTGATTACCTCTGGCCCTCGAAGCTTAGCCTGTCGCCCTGCTGGGGCACCATATCCACCCACAGTCCCGACGCTTGAAAGGTCGATGTCTCTAATTTGACCGCCTGTATCCATCTGAACAGGTTGCCTACCCATCATTTGTAGTTCTGCGTGACGGCGTTGGAAGTCATCTGGGTTTATAGAGGTGATACCACCACCCATCATTCCGTAATCACGCCCGTATTCCTTGGAGTAATCAATGCCGTAGTCAGAACCAACTTGTTGGATAGAGGAATCAACAATGCCTTGAGCATCTCGAAGGTCTTGCTCTTTCTCAGCAGCCCTTCTGCCGAACATACGATCCATCTCTTCCTGCTGCCTAAACGCAGCACGTTGGCCTTCGCCTACAGCTATAGGTGCTGCTGACATAGGGTTCAATAGTCCTTTCCCAGCTTCAGCAGCAAACTTACCTGGTTGATTCAAAAAAGACTGTCCCAATCCCTCTTCAGCTTTTTGCCTTGCGATCTGCTCTAAGCCCTGTTGTGTAGCAATATCTTTTGCGCCCTGTGCAGCAACGTCTTGAGTAGCCTGAATTGCGGCATCTCTTGTCCCGCCCTCAAGCAAAGTTTGTGCTCCAGTCTTAGCTGCTCCACCAACAGTCTCTGCCGCTAGAGCTTCTGTTGCCGCAGTTTTTGCCGCTGCTTCTGTAACTGCCGGATCTAAAGCTTGAGCAGCACTACCCAAAGCCTTACCGATACCAAATCCAGTTAGCCCAGATAGCAGACCTTCTTTAAGGTCGCCGGTCACTGCTGTTGTCGCTAAGCCCGATCCGATAGCGCCTGCTACCCCTGAGCTTAAACCAGTCCCTAAAAGCCCCCCAAGAGTAGAGCCTGTCAGGAATGTTGATCCTGCTAAACTACCTAGCAGTGGAGCTAGGAAAGGCAAGAAAGCCTCCGGCTGTCCTGTCATCGGGTTGGTTGTAAGTTGCCCTGTGGGCGACAGAGAGGCTATACCAGCCACCTCTATCGGGTTCATGTGAACCATCATGCTGTCGCCGTATCGGCCTTGCTGGGCCATCTGCTGCGCCATAGGCTGCATTGGGAACATGTTTGGATTGTTCATTAGCTGGTCTCCACTCCAAAGAGGTTAAAGCTTACATTGGCGGCACTGGCGTAAACCTTAACCACATCTGCTTGAGAAAGGCACATCCCGATCACAACCGTTCTAGAGGTGGTTGCTGCGAGAGCTTCATCGAAAAATATAAATTGCTTGTCATCTGCTGACGCACCGCCCACATGAATGCTCACCCTGAACGTGATAGCAGATCCGCTTCGGTTGCATATCACCAGTGAACTTACTGTGGTCTGGGCTAGATTAGGTGTCGTGTACAACGTGGTCGTTGTCGTTGCTGATACATCAACTTGACCAAGCACCTTGATAACGTCTGTCACGATGCACCCATCAACAAGAACTGGAACCTACGCATGGCAAGCGATCCCGTCTTGTCACCTTGAGTCTTGGCTTGAATCACATCATTTTCGATCTGATCCATAGCTTGTTCGATTGTTCTACGAGTGATTGCCTCGTTGCCGACATCGTATTCTGGGGCAGGCACCGGCAGTGGATTCTGTCTAGTCGCCATTACCGTCTACCGTCCTGTCTCATATCAAATCGCAAGTCACCTAGTCGCCACCCAAAGCCAGAACCTGTGCTTTCAACCCGAACAACAGCATGCCTAGCTCGAGTCCTTATGTTTGATTGCGTGGTGCTAGGCGTAACAGTCGCAGTAGCTTGTGTTGTTGGGGTCTCTAAAGGGAAGTTGCTGCCTTTAATGGTGAAGTCGATTGACGCATCTTCTGTAGTTCCGCTGAACTTGAAGTCAGGGATGATCCTGCTGATCATCATAAAGCGATCACCTTCAGCAATCTCAAGGTCACCTGACTCCACAAATGCAGTCATGGCTGATCCGTCATCATCGAATCCAGTTTCTTGGTTGTACAGGTAATTAGCATCTGTCACACCAGTATTCACAGACGAGGCGATAGGATTCGAGGCTTGCGAGTAACCCATCCATGCGCCCCGATCTAACGTCCCAACAGCCCAAAGATTCTCTGCGTAATTGTACGATACATAGTTTGTAATCTCTGTGTCGCCTGTGCCCACTGGGTAGAACCATATGACCTCTGAGAAGTCATTGTTCTCGGCAGCAAACACCTTGAACGCTTGGCCCTTGTTGAGATTAGAAAAGACATGCTCTTTTACGCTACACGGCAGTGGCTGGACTGACCCGTTGTAGACGTAGAAACCACCTGAATCCATGAAGTAGACCGAACCTCTAGCGTTTACCGCTGCGTTAGGTGAGATCATGGATATATCAGTACTTAGCGTTGCAAACTGGAATGTGAACGGGGCACCCACAAATCGCATCGAGTGAAGACTGACATCTGTAAACACAAGGATCTCTTGCCTTGTTTGAACAGCACCAACGATCTGGGAGCCTGAGTTTATTCGCACACCACCAGCAGTGTTTGTCGCTGTTGGCGTCCAGTCAGCAGCGTTCTCTTGATCTGAGAAGCGTATAAACAATGGATCAATGTTGGATGAGCCAATCGGGTTCGTGCCAAACGCTATAACGTGTTGATCTATGTCAGAAACTAAAACCTGCAACGCAACGGTTGGCACATTAGATGCGCTGCCCAAAGCTGTGGCGTTGATCGCTCTAGCACCAGTACCAGAAGACTCATCCCAATAGAAGATGCCGCCACCCCTGATGTTGAAGAGTAAGTCCTCACCAAAGTTATCCTGACTGATCAAGCGCAACTGATTAGAAGAAGCAACACTGCTAGAGCTACCCCAAGTGCCAGAACCCCATGTGCCAGCACCCCAACCAGTGCCTTGAACAAACGTGTTCAGACCTGTATTGATCTGATACGCAGCCACTGTTGAGCTACCACCGTTGCCGCTGTCGCTTGCGTTGGCGGTTACAGTAGCGCCGCTAGTATCTTTTGCCACGATGGTGAAGGTGTTTGTCGTGGGCACAGAAGCAATTTGATACTCCTGATTCAAGACTGCTGCAATTATATTGCCGCCCAAAGATGCTGCATCAGAGAAGGTAACGAAGTCATTGACCACTGCCCCGTGTGCAGTCTCGGTGACGGTAATAGTTGAGGAACCATTAGTAGCTGCAAAGGTCGCGTCACCTGCGCTAGTGGTCAGCCTGATCGGCGTGACATCGTTGTATCCAGAGCCTTCTGCTACATAGAACTTTAGATTGGTGCCAATCCCAATGTAGTTAATTGATTCGAGCGAAGACCAGTGATGGAGTGATCGGCACACACCAAGAAAGCTTTGATCAGAGTACTTAGTCCAACCGCCAATCTTTTCTACTCGGCCTTGCCTAAACCTGATCTTGTCAGAGTCAAACCAGCCAGCATCGGCTGTGTATTCGGTGCCTTCTTTGTTAACGCCTGGGGCGAACTGTACCTTCGCCAGCGTCATTTAGTATCGACCAATCAACGAAGCCAACCCTACAGGGCCACCCGTTGCCTTACCGACGTTCATAGCTGGCCTTATGTTTGGCCTCCCACCAGCTTGCCCCATCTGCATCGCTTGAAATCTAGGTGATTGAGTTATTTCTCCCATTAAGCTTTCTGGCCCTTGAGTCTGAAACATCGGTCTTTCCGGCAAACCTGGCAAACCTTGAGACAAGCTTGGAATCTCACCTGTTCTTAGGTATTGGCCTGCGTCGATCATTGGAGGAGGCGATCCCGTGTAATCTTGTCGGACAGGGCTTGGCGGTGGATTGTTGCCAAACTGCCCCATTGTGTTTGGCGGTGGCATGCCTATATCGGGGATAATAAAGCCATAGTCATTACGCTGTGGTTGCCCACCAACAGTGCCTGATCCAGGAGTAGGCGACTTAACATTCCTTGCCCCACCTTTAGAGCCGCCCTTACCAGAAGAACTTGTGTAGCCAAGGCTTTTCTCTCGATCATCTGGCTGATATGTGCCCTCGAGCATCTGCTGGTACGTTGTTTTTTCGTCTGCTGGTCGCGTTCTGCTCATAGAACCACCAGGCTGATATCTTTTTCTTTCTTCCTCTTTTTGTCTTGCGGTTTCTCTTGCGTCAGCCTCGGCCTCTTGCGCTATGTAATCCCTTTCCGCTTGAGCATCAGCTTCGGCACGGTCTTGTTCAACCTGTTGTTGAGTAGGGAAACCTGTTCCAAAGTCAATTTGTCTTTGTCTTATGGGAGGCTGTTGAGCTAAAAACCCACCTAAACCTGATGGGCCTCGCATCCCGCCATATCGGTTGTAACCAGACATGCCTCTTCCATAGGGATAATTGTTTGCTACGAACCCTGTTGGGCCTTGCATCCCACCATAACGACTTGGCGGTTGACTGTAAGGATTTCTGGGCATTGGATATCTGGGTTGTGGACTAGGAAATCTGCGAGGCATGTTTCTTCCGTAGTCATAATTATCAGGAACCGTGCCTCTTCCAGCAGGAATCTGACTTCTTAAAACACCCCCTCTAGTAGGAAATCTTGTACCAGGAACAACATTCCCGCCGCCTTTTGATCCTGCTGTTCCAGGAGTACTTTTAGCCATTATGCATACTCCCCAGATCTAATCATTTCAGTCACCCTCACAGCCCTCATGCCTACTTGTTGCGCCCACTTGCTATCCATGAATTCGTCCGCCGCAATATCAAACTGCTCGCGCGACATGGCCTCAAGGGCTTTTACAAACCCTCGCAACCTGGTCAGACCAAGGTTGAAGCACATATCGATCATTGCATCTTGACGCGCTTCGTTGATGCCATTGAACCAAAAGTATGTGTCGGCAAGTTCGCTCTTTACTCGCGCTATATCATTCGCCAGCAAATATTCAATTTCATCGTCAGATAGCCCAAGGCCAGACTCTGAGATATTTCTGCCTACGCCTATGGTTTCATACCCAGCACTGCATAAATAAACTTTAGATTTGACGCCTTCATGGCGTTTGATCATTTCAACCAAGCTACTCATTACTTCTCCCGTGCTACGGAGTTAACCTTCTCGTAGGAGCGCATAGCGCCCAATCCGAGCATACCCATCATAACGGGCACAAGAAGCGTTGTATCTACTTCTGGCACATCTACCCAGATGCTAATTATGTTGGCAATGATGGTGTTATAGAGCAGGCCCAGCGCACAGATCCATCCAATAGCAGGTCGCCACCCAGCAACAAACAAACTCTTATGTGCCGCTTCCATCTTGTTGATTTCAAGCTGGCCCTTGAGCGCCTCATGCGAGTGTTTTTCACTCATCGTCGCTATCTCATGGGCTAAGGCGTTCTTCTGGTCTTTGTCTTCTATGAACTTATCCAGCAGTCCAGTGACCGGCCCAACTAGCGATGCAACAATACTCATTTTCCGTTCCCTCGATTCTGCCAAGCTGACGCGCCATAGTAGGATGCGACGAGCGCGGCAGTGCTCACATAGTATGTGGGAGCCATATTACCTAGCAGATTTGCCGCTTGCTCCAAACCTATCCAACTACTGATAACAACCAGCGAAGGGTAAAGTAGCATTCCTAGCAAAGCGAACCACGCCATTGCTCTTTGTGCATCTGCCTTCTCACTCGACAGCTTTAGCTCTTTGAGTTGACGGCTGGTTTCAAGCTCTGAGTCTGACACAACACCATCGCCATCAGTGTCATATTCGGCGTATTCAGAGCCTTCTTGTAACTTCTTAGCTGCCATCAGTCGTATGTCTTTGTGTTTTGGTTTATGCGCTTGGGTATGCAGTACGCGCTAATATTGGTTTGTCGCTGTACTCTGCGGTCTTTGACCAGATCTACCTTGCCCGACTCGACCCACTGTGCAAACTGATTGCACCGTTGAATATTGCGGAAATAGAACTGATCGGCAATCGGCTCACCTTCAACAAGCACTACTAGAAGAAACGCCATTATCATCTGTAAAGCCTCAATATAATTGCAAAACCCCCAGCAATTATGACTCCACCGACTATTAAGGTAGTGCCTCCCACAAGGATTTGGTTTATCAGATGCTGTCGGGCTTTCGCCTTGCGAGCAATCATTCTCAAATGCTCTTGTCGGTCAAGGTCTTGCTGCTTTTTTGCGGCCTTGAAATCATCCAGGAGCTTCGGATCTGCCACCAACAGGAGGTCATGGACTGACTGCCAGTGGCGTTCGTATTGACGTTTAATCATCTGCAACTTGAGGATCTCGTTCTGAGTAAGTGGCTTAAAGGTGCTCTGACGGCGTTTCGCCTCGAAGTCAGTAATGCCTTCCCCAAAGTCAGAAATCATCCCCATGACTTGGTGGACGCCTTGCCCAGTTTCGTTGCATTGAGCTATCAGCCCATTCAGGGCCGAGAGAGTGGCTGTGGCAGCCGCGATTGACTCAATCACCATTGGGGATCACCCCATGAAAAACTGTGGGAGGGCTGCTGCTAGGATAAGCGCATAGAGGCCGTAGATTAGATTCTCAAGGTGTTTGAACTTGGCAGAGCCTTCTGCAAGGCGTTCTTCGATACGCTGGTAACGCAAGGCACACTCTCGCTCATGGGCGTTGACTTCGTTCAATGCTTGTTCGCCTTTGTCGCTCATACCGATACATTCACTCGTTGGGTAGGCGCTAATGGTTGCGCTTCTACCTTGTTACCTTCTTTGGTGTACATGGTCGGTATGATTGTCTCCACCGCCTCTCGCACAGTCTCGCCTTCAGCGCCTGTTCTTAACCGCTCTTGTTTCTGTACCGCTATTTGCTTCCAACTAATCTGAGCAGTATCACTAATGCTTATGTCCATTTTGCTGTCCCTCTACAGGAAAACAATTGATATTGGCGGCTACTGTCCTTCGCTCGCCTTCCCCCTGAAAAGGGTAGACCATGTGCTGCATCCAACTCGGAAACATATATAGCCTACCTACTTGCGGCCTGACTACGACGTTCTGCGTAGGCTTGAGCCGTTCTCTATCCCATGTGCTGCTCTGTCCGTAGTTAAAGCACAAACAACCATCTGATTCACCAGAGGCGTTATACAGCCCGTACTCTTGCGATCCCGGCCTTGGCCCCTGCACTATCTGTGGCGGCACCTTAGTCCATGTCGTACAGCTAATGCCCATCACCGTCTTAGTGCCATGATCGTGTATCGGGTTGTAGTCACCCTCGTAGCTATGCACTGACCATAGCTCATCCATTTCGACGTTTCTGTTACCGTCCAGCGACTGACCAGATTGAGCCATAAACTGGTTAATATACGTCACGCCCATCTCGCACAAGAACCTAGAAAACGGTGCAAGCCTTGGATCTTCGTGATCCATAACAAGCTGCTCGCCTGTCTTGATCTGACCAACCAGCGTATGCGCCGCGCTGACCTTATCGTTTTGTGTAACTAGCTCATCTAAGTAGTCATTACAGGACTCGACAAACTCTGTCGGGATGTCCAACTCCATCAGGAATACTGACGGAAGCGGGTGCATCTGAAACTGAATCTCAGCCATTTGCTACTTCAGTCTCTTCCTCGCCTTCTTCTACAGGCTCTTCTGGCTCAACGAGTTGCGCGTCAGCTTGTACCTTAATCTTCATCATTAAGGGCCACGTCCCAGTTTTGCTTGGCATATCGCCCAATATCGCTAGGATTATGTTGATGTCGTTTTCGTCTAGGCTAATTTGCAGGTTTTGCACGGTCTATTTTTCCTTATGGTGTATATGCTTTGGCTGCGGTAACAGCAGAGTCAATGGCAGAGAAGTCTTCTGACCCCCAGTCGCCTAGTGCTTTGCCGTACTCTAGGTATCCAGCACTACGCAGTACACGCTCCTGCTTCTCAGCACCTGTGAGATCGTTGCCAAACTCGTTATCAGATGCCAACACACTAGTGATGACGTTAGCGCCATCCAACATGGCTTGATACATCTGTGCCTTTTCTTCGTCGGTTCTTGCTTCTTCAGACATGATGTCCTCCTTATGATTCTAGTTCCGTGACTCTTGTGGTTAATGCGGTGACTTGTGCGGATAGTTCTTGGACTGCTTTGACCAGCGGTATAACA